TGAATTTAACGCTATGTTTTGGGGTGGACCCTATGCTGAATATAGAAAAAAATACTCTATATTAGATTCATATCCTAGTCATAACATCTTTAGCATAAGATTACAAAAGACATCACCAGGTGAGGGATATCACACATGGCATAGTGAAGATAATGGACATCAAGTAAAAGGCAGAATGATGGCTTATATGTTATACTTAAATGATAATTTTGAAGGTGGCGAAACAGAATTTATCTATCAAAAAGATAGAATAAAACCAAGAAAAAATAGACTACTAATTTGGCCTGCTGCTTATACACATGTTCATAGAGGCAATCCTCCTATAAACGGCGACAAGTATATAATCACTGGTTGGGTAGAAATGTAATATATGACATATAAAACACACGAAGAAAAACAAAAAGTATTAGATGAAAAAATGAAGAAGTTTTTAGAGAAAGGTAAGACAATTGAAAAACTGCCACCTGGCTCTGCTTACAATCTAGGATCGTTAGACTTTCATGGTAAACCTAGATATTCAGCTTTAGAAATTAAAGCAGGCAAAGATAAAAAATGAGTGATGTATTACAAACCACACACGATACAATAAAAGATAAAGGCTTTCCTTATTATCCTAAAGATAAGAAATGGCGAGACGATAAGTATAATCTTTTAATGGCATTTAAAAGAGATACTATGATAGACAGAAAAACTAAAGTCATAGGACAATCTGCTCATGGTTTAAATCTCGCATGGTCTTATATGGAACATGCTTGGGGTATTAAGTGTGGTAAAATGAAGACACCTATGGAAGTTTGGGATGATGAAGAACATCTTAAAAAAGGTATAAACAAAATTTTAACAGGTACATTTTTTACACAAAAGAAACCACATGAAATAACAGACTCAGATATGAGATCAATGTTAAGAAGATACTCAGGCACACAAATGGTTTCTAATTTTAGACCTACAGCTGCTGCCGCTTTATATGATGTATTTGTAGAAAAAGATAGTCCTTTAGAAGGCACAACGGCAGGTTTAGTATGGGATCCTAGTATGGGTTATGGTGGTAGATTATTAGGGGCAATCGCTGCTGGTGTTAATTACATAGGTACAGACCCTTGTATACCTACATATGATGGTTTACAAAACATATTAATGGATTATGGTCATACACACAAACAATATTCATTACTAAGACAAGGTAGTGAAACTTATATACCTGAAGAGAATAGTTTAGACTTTGTATTTACAAGTCCACCTTACTTTGGTTGGGAAGCATATGGTGATGAGCCAGAACAATCTAGTATTAAGTTTAATACAAGTGATATGTGGAAAGAACACTTTTTAAAGAAGACAATTGCTAATGCTTATATAGGTTTAAAACCAGGCAAACATTTAGCACTTAACGTTGCTAATACAAAACAGTATAAAACTTTTGAAGAGGATACTGTACAACTAGCTATTGATTGTGGTTTTGAACATACTGATACTTGGTGGTTGTCATTATCTACACAACAAGGTGGATCAGAAACATCTACATTAGATGGTGAAACTACTGAAAAGAAACAAACACAAAGATATATGGGCAAGTTTGAGAGACCGAATCTAACAGGTAGAAAGTTTGAACCTACGTTTATATTTACAAAATGAGAACAAAACAAGAACATAAATAGTCAAAAACCTAGTAAATATAGGGATATATAAACGCTTGACTTTTAAAACGTTTTCCTATATTATAATAGTATGACTACACAAATAAATATTAATACTAAATCTCAATTAGCAAAACTTATTGCTACAGAAAATCTAACAGTACAACATAACAATGTTCAAACAGCTAGTTTTGATACATTAAACAGAATACTTACTCTTCCTATTTTTAAAGTTCAAACAGGTGACATTTATGATATGTTAATAGCACATGAATGTTCACATGCTTTATTTACACCTACTAAGTCTTGGCAGGCAATATGCCATGATGATGAGTTAAGAGCTTATGTAAATGTTATTGAAGATTGTAGAATAGATAAAAAAATTCAAAAGAAATATCCTGGTGTTGTTAAAAACTATTTACAAGGTTTTGATGATATGATGTCTAAAAACTTTTTTGGTTTAGAAGGTAAAGATTATAATAAAGACTTAATGTTAATTGATAAAATTAATATGTACTATAAGTCTTCAAAAAGATTAGATATTAATTTTAGTAATTCAGATAAAATATGGGTTAAAAAAGTTGATGAAGTAAAATCTTTTAAAGATGTTGTTGAATTATCTAAAAAAATGTTAGATTGGCAGAAAAAACAATTAAAGAAATTAAAAAAACTACCTGACTTTGATACACATCCATTAGTAGAGAATTATAATTTAGATAAAAACAAAGACTCAGATAATAATGTTAACACTAAAGATAGTGACTCTAGTGATAACAATTCAGATAAATCAAATGAGACAAATAATAATGATAAAGATTCAGATAAAGACGGCAATTCAAAATCTACTTCAGATGATGTAAAAGACGGAGATACAAAATCAGATAAAGAAAAACCTACTGAACAAATTGCTAATGATCTAGGTGCTGGGTCAGGTGCTTCAGACGGTATGAAATTAACGTCTGTAACTAATATTAGTTTAGATAGTAATAAAGAAAGATTATATGATAATACTAAAACATTTAATTATGTATCTATACCAGATGTTAAATTAAAAGATACAGTTGTTAGTTATAAAACATTTATTAAAGATATGAGATTACATATTGTTGAGAGAATGAACGATCATAAAGATGAAACAAAAAAATATGTTACTCATTTAAAAAATGAATATAAGAAATTTAAATCAGATAACAAAAAAACTGTAATGTATCTTGTTAAAGAGTTTGAAATGAAAAAAGCTGCCACTGCTTACAAAAAAGCTACTAATGATAAAACAGGTGTTATTGATCCTCTTAAATTAAAAAACTATAAATTCAGTGATGATATATTTAAAAGATTAACTATATTACCTGACTCTAAAAATCATGGTATGATTATGTTGTTAGATTGGTCAGGTTCAATGAGTGATGTATTAAGTAAAACAGTAGATCAATTAATTAACTTAATTTACTTTTGTCAAAAAATTAATATACCTTATGAAGTTTATTTCTTTAATAGTAAAAGAGAATCTACTAATTATACTTTTGATGATCAGTGTTTTAATTATAAACATAATGATTTTTATTTTGATCCATTTATATTAGTAAATGTTGCTAGCCATAGAATGAAAAAAACAGAATTAGATGAATCTCTAATGTATCTATACAGTATGGCTGGTTATTTTACTGAAAGATATACACGACAATGGTATGAAAACAGATATGATACAGGTTCTAACTATGGTATGCCAGATCAATACTGGTTAGGTAATACACCTTTGAATGAGGCGTTAGTTGCTTGTGATAAACTTATAAAAATATTTAAACAAAAATATAATATTGAAAAACTGAGTTTTATTACTCTTACAGACGGTGCTTCAAATTATGCTAGAGGTAAAGTTGAAAACACTGATAATGGGTTAAAGAGAGGCGATATGCCATATGAGGGTACACTAGTTGTTAAAGACGGCAAAAAATCTTATACTTGTAAGGGTGTTGAAGATGTATATTATTCAGGTGAAAAAATAACTTCAACTATTTTAGATAGTATTAAGAAAAAACACAATGTTAAAACAATTGGTTTTTATCTAATTAAGAGAACAAGAGGTTATGAGAATGAAAGATTTTTCAGATCATATGGTAAAGATAGAGACGATAGTTTAAAAAGAAAAAAAGATTTTACTAAAGATAAAGTATGTACAGTTGATAAGCCAGGTTATGATGAATACTTTTTAGTTAATGTTAAAAACATGGCAGTACAAAATACTGATTTAGATACTATTAAAACTGATATGAAGGCTGGTAGAATCAAACAATTATTCAGTAAAAGTATGAAAGGACGAATCACTTCCAGAGTGCTTTTAAACAAATTTATACAGAATGTCGCTTAAAATGTCAATAAAACTAGGGTTATTTAATGGCTTGACAATCGTACAAAAAGGTGATACCATATATTAATAAATGAAGAAAGGACAATACACTATGTTAAATGTAAAACAACAAGACTTTGTTAATCATGCTTATAAGATGTTTAATAAAGAAGTTTTAACTATTGATGAGTTAAAACAAGCCAATAAAAAATTTGGCTGTAAGTATCCACCACAATGGTTGACTAAGAATAAAGACTATAAGGTTGATACTAAAAAATTCAAATTACCATTAGACGGTGATTTGACAGTATCTACTTCTAAGCCTGAGGCTGAGAAGGTATTAGATACTAAAGTACCAGAAACTAAGACCGAGGCTGCTTATGTAGTCTCTTCTTTGACAGGCAATATTGTGCCTAAAAAAGATCCTGTCTTTGTTTCTTTCGGTAATTATCCTGATGTAAAATCTATTATCAAATCGGGCAAATTTTATCCTGTGTTTATTACAGGTTTGTCTGGTAACGGTAAAACAATGGGTGTAACTCAGGCTTGTGCCGAAAACAAAAAAGAATTAATCAGAGTAAACATTACAATTGAAACAGATGAAGATGATTTATTAGGTGGTTATAGACTTAAAGATGGTCAAACTGTCTGGCAGAATGGTCCTGTGATTGAGGCTATGGAGAGAGGTGCTATCTTGTTATTAGATGAGATTGACCTTGCTTCTAATAAGATTATGTGTTTACAACCGATACTAGAGGGTTCTGGCGTGTTTGTTAAAAAGATTAACAAGTATGTAAAACCTAAAGACGGCTTTAACGTGTTTGCTACTGCTAATACTAAAGGGCAAGGTAGTGAAGACGGTAAGTTTATAGGTACTAATATTCTTAACGAGGCATTTTTAGAGAGATTTCCTGTTACTTTTGAACAGAAATATCCTTCAGTGTCTATTGAGAAAAAAATACTTAACAACACTTTAAAAATGTCTGGTAAATCAGATGTTAAATTTGTTGACAAGTTAACTACTTGGGCAGATGTTATTAGAAAAACTTATTTTGACGGTGGTGTTGATGAGATTATATCAACTAGAAGACTTGTTCATATAGTTCAAGCTTTTGCCATCTTTAATAGTAAAATGAAAGCTATTGAAGTTTGTACTAATAGATTTGATGATGATACTAAAAATTCGTTTGTTGAGTTGTATACCAAGGTAGACTCAGGTGTTTCTGCTGACCAGATAATGGAACAACAGAAAGAGTCTGAGTTAAACTCACAAGTGGACGACAATGATAGTGAGTCAGATAGTGAAGAGGATGACTCTGATACAATCTAAATCTATCCATAGTGTAGTCCTTGGTGGTGGGGTTGTGCCCACCACCGTTTTCACACTATCAACTTTGAAGGGAGGTATATAAATTGAAAGTAGATGTAAGAAATAATAACATAGAACAAGCTATGCGAGTTCTAAAGAAAAAATTAATGAAAGATGGTCGTCTTAAAGAGTTAAAAGAAAGACAATATTATGTTAAGCCCTCTGAGGATAAAAGAGAAGCAAAAAAACGTGGTATTGCTAACTTTAAAAAGAAACAAAAAAAGAATATCCAAACTAGAGGTTATTAGTAAAATTAACTGTTTTTTTACGCTGTGTTTTGATATATATATTTAATGTAAAGGCAGTCCGTAAGTCCTTTACAGCGTAAAAAAGGGAGCCAACAAACCCGATTATAAATCAAAGTTGGCGTCGCTAGGTGATATTTGGTACTTTGACACCTTGAAAAAACAAAGTATCATATTATATAAATAATAGTAGAACGCCATAAAGGGTTCTACAAAATGAAACTCGCTTATAACAAAGGAGGTTTTTATGACCAATAAAGCAATTTCAATTTTCAATCAATTAAGACCATTATCAATTGGATATGATGATGTATTTGACCACTTTGAGTCAAT